CCCCCGGGCCGATGACCTCCGGATGATCTTGGAAGGGGGCGCCATGGGCTCGGTCGAGGACGCCGTGCGCAGCGACGTCGAGCAGCTCGGCGACCTGGTCGGCGTCGAGCCGTCCCTGTCCGAGCTGGCGTACACGCTGGCCCGCCGCATCGACGCTGCAGCCACCGCCCAGTGCGAGACCTGCGGGGAGCCGGTCACCCAGGAGGACCGCCTACTCCCCCAGTTGACCCGCGAGCTCCGGCAGACGCTCGCCCAGTTGCTGGAGGGGCGGGCCGCTGACGATGACGACGACCTCGGAGACCTGGGCTCCCCCGACTGAGTTCGCCGAGGATCTGTACGAGCGCTACGGGCTGACCTGCCCGCCGCGCTGGGGTACGCCCCGGCATCCGGACCGGCCGTCGCTCGGGCCGAAGCTGTGGAAGGTCATGGCCAAGCTCGGCGCCCCGCCGATGCCGTGGCAGAAGTACGTGTCCGACGTCGCCCTGGAGATCGACCCCGAGACCGGGCTGTTCGCGCACCGCGAGGTCGGCCTGTCGGTGTCCCGGCAGCAGGGCAAGACGGAGCTGTGCCTCGGCGCCCAGGTGCACCGGGCGCTAGCCTGGCAGCGGCAGAACATCGTGTACGCCGCCCAGACCCGAGGCATGGCCCGGCAGCGCTGGGAAGACGAGTTCTGGGAGAAGATCTCCGGCTCCGACCTGGCCCGGATGGCACGCATCCGGAAGTCGAACGGCAACGAGGCGATCCTGTGGGGCAAGACCCGGTCCCGCATGGGCATCACGGCGAACACGGAGAAGGCCGGTCACGGCCCGCCCCTCGACCTGGGTTTCATCGACGAGGCGTTCGCGCACGAGGACGACCGCCTGGAGCAGGCGTTCAGTCCGGCCATGCTGACCCGGGCCATGGCTCAGCTGTGGTGGGCGTCCGCCGGCGGTACGACGAAGAGCAGCTGGCTGAACAAGAAGCGGGAGATGGGGCGCGCCCTGATCGAGGCGCTGTTCAAGGCGCTCGCCGAGGACGCGGCGGCCGTCCGGCCGCGGGCTGCGTATTTCGAATGGTTCGCCCCGGAGGACATGCCGCGCGATGACCCGGCTACGTGGCGGGCGACGCTGCCCGCGCTGGGACACACGGTGACCGAGGCGATCATTGCCGCCGAGCTGGAGAAGATGGACCCGGCCGAGTTCGACCGGGCCTACCTGAACCGCACCCGCAAGCCGACGCCGCCCGTCGACCCGAACGTGCCCAAGGGCAAGTGGCCCGGCCTGGTCGACGCTGGCAGCAAGGCAAACACCGACGTCGCCCTGGCGATCGACGTGTCGCAGGACCGCAAGCACGCGTCCATCGCCGCGGCCTGTCGCCGGCCGGACGGCAAGGTGCACCTGGAAGTCGTCGCGCGGCGTGCTGGTACGGACTGGGTGGTGCCCGCCATGGCCCGGCTGCACAAGCTGTGGAAGCCGGTTGCCGTGGCAGTCGCCTCGGCAGGCGCCCCGGCCGGCTCGCTCATCGACGACCTGATCGCCGCGGGCATCGACGTGCCCAAGGACAAGGAGCATCCGGAGCGCGGCGACTTGGCCGTGATGCGCTCGGGGGACATCACGGAGGCGTGCGGGCAGATGGCCGACGCCATGAACCAGGGCACGGTCGTCCACCTCGACCAGGTGCCGCTCACGGCCGCGGTGAACGGCGCCAGGACGCGCCGCAACGGTGACGCCTGGACGCTTGACCGCACCAGTTCGCTGACCGAGATCAGCCCGCTGTGCGCGGTCACGTTCGCCCGCTGGGCGCTGCTCATCCGGGGCCCGCACGTGATCGAGGACTACGACATCAGCGACTCGTTCGCGTAGGGAGGCACGTATGGGCGCCTGGTCGAAGGTGCGACGCGTCTTCACCCGCGACGCGAACATCGTCACCGCCGAGGATCTGCTGAACCTGGCCCGTGAGGACCGTCTCGGCGGCAGGAGCGTGCACGTCACCAACGACACGGCGCTGCGGCACTCCGCGGTGTGGGCATGCCTGCGGCTGCGCGCGGACCTGGTGTCGATGATGCCGATCGATGTGTACCGCAAGGTGCAGGGCCTGCAGGTGGAGGTGCCCAAACCTCCCGTCCTGGTCAACCCGGGCGGGCAGGAGGTCGGCATCAAGGAGTGGATGTACTCCACCGAGTTCGACCTTGACCGGGGCGGGAACTGCTTCGGTCTGATCACGGAACGCACGGGCGTGATCGGCCCGGACGGGCGCGGCCTGCCCGGGCGCGTCGACCTGGTGAACCTCGGCGACGTCACTGTCCGGGCCAACGGCTCGCAGATCAAGAAGTTCAAGATCTGCGGCACCGAGTACGACCCGTGGGACGTGTGGCATGAGAAGCAGTACACCGTGGCCGGGTTCCCGCTCGGCCTGTCGCCGGTGGCGTATGCGGCGTGGACGATCGAGGAGTCCCTGAACGCGCAGCAGTTCGCCCGGGACTGGTTCGGGGCCGGCATCATCCCGTCGGGCACGCTGAAGAACACCTCCAAGACGATCGACAAGAAGAGCGCACGGGAGGCCAAGGAGGCGTTCCGCGCGGCCGTCTCCAACGGCGACGTGTTCGTGCACGGCGCCGACTGGGAGTACAACCCGATCCAAGCCGTAGCCCAGCAGGCGCAGTTCATCGAGGCCCGCCAGTTCGGCATGAGCGACATCGCCCGGTTCTTCGGCGTGCCCAGCGACCTGATCGACGCCGCGGTATCAGGCAGCAGCGTCACCTACGCCAACATCAGCCAGCGCAACCTTCAGTTCCTCATCATGAACCTGGGGCCGGCCGTGGGCCGTCGCGAAGACGCGTTCAGCCGGAAGCTGGTGTCCAACCCGCGCTACGTGAAGCTCAACACCGACGCGCTCCTGCGGATGGACCCGGCGGCTCGCGCTCAGACCCTGAAGACGCAGATCGATTCGAGGACGCTCGCCCCGTCCGAGGCGCGCGCGCTCGAGGAACGGCCGCCCTTCACCGAGGACCAGCTCGCCGAGTTCGACCGCCTCTTCGGCTCGCGCTCCGTCCCCGCGCAACCCACGACCGCCGTACCGGGAGCACCGTCATGACCATCACGCTCGCCGCGGCCGCGGCGGAACGAGCCCACAACGTCCGGCAGCGCGTGGACCGGCCCTCGCAGCGCCGTTGCGCCGAGCAGGCCGGATCCCGCGCCACGGTGCGCGCTGCCCTGTCCGGCGTCGAGGTGCGCGAGGCCGGTGACGGCGGGACCCTGGAGTTCGTTGGCCAGGCGACTGTGTACGAGCAGGCCTACGAGATGTGGGACATGTTCGGCCCGTACACGGAGATCGTCAGCGAGGGTGCGGGCGCCGACTCGCTGGCCCGCGCCGACCTCGACGTGCCGCTCGTCCTCGGACACGATCAGCTGCGGCGCCTGGCCCGCACCACCACCGGCACGCTGCTGCTGACCGAAAGCTCCAGCGGCCTGGAAGTGCGTGCGCCCGCCCTCGACCCGAACGACTACGACGTGGCGTACATCGCGCCGAAGCTGCGCTCGGGCCTGGTCGACGAGATGTCGTTCGCGTTCCGCATCGAGTCGGGCCAGTGGAGCCCCGACTACACCGAGTACCGCATCAACCGGTACGACATCCACCGCGGCGACGTCGCGATCGTCGGTTACGGCGCCAACCCGTACACGGGGGCGAGCCTGCGACAGCCCGCGGCCGCGCCGTCGAGCCGGGCCCGCGCGCTCCTGGAGATCGCGCTCGCCCGCTGACCCCTGATCTTCCCGCCGTCCGGCGGGAGCTTTGCCCTGCGCTCTGCGCGCACGAGCCCACCCGGCGCCATGCCTCGGGTGGCCGTCTGACCTGGACCGGGGCGTCTGGAATCCATCGACCAAGGAGGACGAGCCGTGACGCTCGCCGAACTGATCGCCCAGGCGCGTACCGCGCTGGGAACGGCGATCACCACTCGCCAGCAGGAGCAGGACGCGCTGGTCGCGCTCCGCTCCGACGAGAACCTGACCGAGGAGGCTGTCACCGCGCAGGTCGCCCGCCGCGACGCTGCGGACGCCGAGGTCACCCGCCGCCAGGAGGCTCTTGCTGAGCTGGAGGCTGAGGAGGCCCGCGAGGCCGAGCTCGCGCAGCTGCAGGCGCGCACCACGCCCGCGGCGAACCGGGCGCCGGCCTACGACCAGGTCGCCCGCGTGGGCGCCGAGGAGCGCACGTACCGGCCCGACCAGGACCGGCGTGGCTCCAGCTTCGAGCGGGACGTCGCCGCGGCGTTCCTTGGCGACTACGAGGCCCGCGACCGGCTCGGCCGGCACATGCAGGAAGAGCGCGTCGAACGCGGCGACCAGCTGCAGCGCGCGGCCGGTACGGGCGCGTTCTCCGGTCTGGTGGTGCCGCAGTACCTGACGGACCTGTACGCCCCGGCCGCGGCCGCCCGTCGCCCGTTCGCGGACGCCATCCGCGGGCATGACCTGCCTGCCCAGGGCATGACGGTCAACCTGTCCCGCATCACCACGGCGACCAGCGTTGCCCTGCAGGCGTCGGAGAACAGCGCGGTGTCCGAGACGGACATCGACGACACGCTGATGACCATCAACGTGCAGACCAACGCGGGCCAGCAGACGCTGTCGCGGCAGGCCATCGAGCGCGGCGCTGGCGTCGAGCCGGTCGTCCTCGACGACCTGTTCCGCCGCTACGCGACGACGCTGGACTCCACGCTGCTCAACCAGGCCACCAACGGCCTGACCAACGTGGCCACCGCCGTCGCGTACACCGACGCCACACCGACCGCGACGGAGTTCTACCCGAAGATCCTGGAAGGCCTGTCGGGCGTCGAGGCCGCGCTGCTGGACCAGGCGTCCGGCGAGAACATCGCGGTCATGCACTCGCGCCGCTGGTACTGGATGCAGAACGCCCTGTCGTCCACCTGGCCGCTCATCAGCCAGCCGGGCATCGCCGCGCAGATGTCCGGCGTCAACCTCGGCACGACCTACGGCAGCGGCGTGCGCGGCACGCTGCCCAACGGCACTCCGGTCGTCGTCGACAACAACATCGCGACGAACTACGGGGCGGGCACCAACGAGGATGAGGTCTACCTCGTGGACCGCAACGAGTGCCACCTGTGGGAGGACCCGAACGCCCCGATGTACATCCGGGCGGAGCAGCCGAAGCTGGCCAACCTCGGTGTCCTGATGGTCGTGTACGGCTACTTCGCGTACACCCACGCCCGCTACACGCAGGCCCGCAAGATCGGCGGCACGGGTCTCGTGACGCCGACCTTCACCGGCGTCTGATCCACCCGCGAGGGCCCGCCACGATTCCGGCGGGCCCTCGCGGTCCACCCACCACCCCCGGGAGCGAAGCAATGCCCGACGCACCCCAGACCGAGGACTCGATGGTCGCCGCGCTGCTGCGCGAGCGCGAGGGCCTGGTGCAGCGCGGCCTCACCAACCGCGTCGCCGAGGTCGACGAACAGCTCAAGCTGCGCGGCGCCGAGCCGCCGACAGATGACAAGCCGAGCCGGGCGTCATCCCGTTCGACGCCGCCCAAGGGTCGCCGGGCAAAGGGCTCGGAGACCACCTGACATGGCCACCGAGTACGCCACCCTCGACGACCTCAAGGCGCAGCTGGGCATCGAGGCGGACGACACCACCCGGGACGCCCTGCTGACCAAGGCTCTCAACTCGGCATCCCGCGGCATCGACCGGGCCACCGGGCGGCGCTTCTGGCTGGACACCACGGTCACGGCGCGCACCTACCGGCTGCACCAGCAGATCGTCCGTGAAGAAGACGGTGACGTGCTCAAGGTCGACGACATCGGCGACACCACCGGCATGACGGTCGAGTCGGCATCGACCGGCGGTGGAGTGTTCACGGACATCACCGGCACCTACGAGACGACCCCCGACAACGCCCTCGCCGACGGCTACCCCATCACCGGGCTGCTGCGGCCGCTCACAATCTGGGGCACAGCCTTCACTCGCATCCGGGTCACTGCGAAGTTCGGGTGGCCGGCTGTCCCGGACGACATCGCGCAGGCCTGCCTCATCCAGGCATCCCGCCTGTACAAGCGCAAGGACTCCCCGGAGGGCATCATCGGCTCGGCCGAGTGGGGTGTGCGCAACCTGTCCCGCCGGGACCCGGACGTGTGGGCGCTCATCGAGCCGTTCGTCCTGCCCGGCTTCGGATAGGGGGCGACGGTGCAGATCTCACCCATCAAGGATGCGATCGCGGACGCCGTCCGCACGGGCGTCACCCTGCCGACCGGGGTTGGGAAGCTGACGTGCACTGGCTACGTGCCCGACTCCGTGGTGGCCCCGTGCTTCTTCGTCGGCGAGGTCGACGTCAACTACGACCAGACCATGGGCCGCGGCACCGACGAGCTGCTCATCACCTGCCGTGTGCTGGCGGGCCGCGCGGACGACCGCTCCGCTCAGCGCATCCTAGACGGGATGCTGTCCGGCGCGGGCGCGGCCTCACTCAAGGCGGCGTTCCAGACGATGCGGGGCGCCCCCGGACAGCTGGCCCTGGGCGGCCTGGCAGACGACATCCACCTGCAGCGCGTAACCGGCTACCGCTGGTACGAGCACCAGGGGTCCAGCTACGTGGGCGCCGAGCTCGCCGTCAAGGTCATCGGAGATGGGAGGACATGATGCGCATCCGCATCATCCAGGGCATGCCCGAGGGCGCCGTGCTCCACGACCGGCCCTGGCCTGCCGAGGGCACCGAGATTGACGACCTGCCGACCACGGTTGCCGCCCACTTGGTGGCGTCCGGCGTCGCCGAGGAAGTCACCGAAGAGACCCGGCCGCGCGGCCGCAAGAGCAGGAAGGCGCCGGCCGATGAGTAAGTCCGTCCTGACCAACGTGCGGTGCTTCGCGGTCGGCGTTGACCTCACCAGCAACTCCAACAAGATCGAGCTGTCGTCCGAGGTGGACGTCAAGGACGCCACCAACTACGGCTCGCAGGGCTACAAGGAAGTCGTCGGCGGCATCGCCTCAGCGGAACTGTCTGGTGAGGGGCAGTGGGAGGCCCTCGACCCCACCAAGGTTGACGACGCCATCTGGTCGCAGCTCGGCGGCGTCGGCCCCTGGTCCGTGAGCGCCAACAACGCGGCCAACGTGGGCGACCTGGCCTACCTCATGTCGGCGCTGCGGTCCGAGTACAAGCTGTTCGGTGAGGTCGGCGAGATCGCGCCCTGGTCCGGTGCGGCGAAGAGCGCGTGGCCGCTGGTGCGCGGCCAGTTCGCCCACCCGCCCGGCATCGCACGCACCGCCACCGGTACCGGCACCGGCCTCAACCTCGGCGCTGTTGCCGCGAACGCGCGGCTGTACGCGTCCCTGCACGTGCTGTCCGTCGCCGGTACGGCCACGCCGACCATCACCGCGCGTGTCGAGTCGTCCGTCGACAACACGTTCGCCAGCCCCACCACCCGCCTGACGTTCACCGCGGCGACCGCGGTGGGCGGGCAAATCCTGCGCACCGCGGGCACGGCCATCACCGATACGTGGTGGCGCGTGGCGTGGACGATCAGCGGCACCACGCCGTCGTTCCTGTTCGCCGCCGCCCTCGGCATCGACTGATCACCCCAACCCCCCGGCCCGGCCCGCCTCCTGGGTCCGGGCATCTCGTCATGTCTGAAAGGGAGGCCGGCCGTGCCGAAGATGGTTCTGCTTGCCGAGTACCTGTCCATCAACTCCAACGTCCTGAACACCTTCACGAAGAAGGCGGAGCTCACCGTCGAGGTCGAGGAGAAGGACGTCACCAACTACGCCAGCCTCGGCTGGAAGGAAGTCATCGGCGGCCTGAAGTCCGGCGAGCTGGGCTGCGAGTTCCTCCAGGACTTCGCCGCCTCCCAGCTGGACGCCATCATGTGGCCGCTGCTGGGCACGGTCGTGCCGTTCGAGGTGCGCGCCGACCAGGGCGCCGCTTCGACGACCAACCCGAAGTACACGGGCAGCATCCTCATCAAGGGATGGAACCCGATCACCGGGTCGGTCGGCGACGAGGCCACCGTCAGCATGGGCTTCCCGACATCGGGGGCCGTGACCCGAGCGACGTCCTGATGGCCGGCGGCGGCCCGCCGTTCAGCCTCGGCGTCGAGACGCACGACGGCCTGGCCGCCCTGGTACGGGCCATCCGCGCCGAGGAGGACGGCAAGGAGCTCCGCAAGGAGCTGGCGAAGAACATGCGCGAGGCCCTCAAGCCGGGTGCCGAGCAGGCCAAGGGCTCCATCATGGGCATGGTCTCCCTGCACGGGGCCAGCCCGGCGCTGCGCACGTCGATTGCCCGAAAGATCCGGCCCGAGGTGAAGCTCGGCGGCCGCTGGTCCGGGGCCCGCGTGAAGGCCTTCAAGACCAAGAACATTCGGGGCTTCGCTAACGCCCCGAAGCGCACCAACCGGGCGTCTGGCTGGCGTCACCCCGTCTACGGCAACCGGGACGTCTGGGTGCACCAGCGCGGCAAGTTGGAGTGGTTCGACAGGGCCTTCCGGGGCCGTGAAGGCCTCTACAAGCAGGCCGTTGAACAGGCAATGGAAGACATGGCCCGGCGCATCGCGAACCGGGCTCGTTGAGGGGGGACACCCATGTATCTCGTCTACCAGCCCGAGGGCAGCGAAGAGCCGCAGCGCTGGAAGTACCTGCCCAAGAAGCTCATGAGCGCCGAGCGGGAGACCATCGAGCGGCTCACCGGCAAGAACTTCACCGAGTTCTCGCAGGACGTACTGAAGGGCAACAGCCGGTGCCGGCGGGCGCTGCTGTTCGTCTACCTCAAGCGGGAGCACCCCACGCTGAAGTTCGACGACGTCGACTTCGCCTGGGATGAGCTCACCCTGGAGCACTCCAAGGGTGAGCTGCTGCTGATGCGGGAGCAACTGCCCGACTCGGTGCCGCCAGAACAGCTCGAGACCGTCCGCGCCAAGCTCGACGAGGAGATCGCCGAGGCCTACGACGACCCGGAGGAAGAGGGAAAAGCCCAGCTGCCGATCGCAGGCTGAAGCGACTCGGCGACGCCGCCCGCCTGCTCGGCATCGTCGGCAGAGACTGGGACACCCTCACCGTCGAGGAGACAGACGCGTACCTCGACTGGATCGACGCCTACATCGAGGCGCAGCAGAAGGCCAACGAGAAGATGAAGTCGGGGCGCTGACCGCCCGCTACCCAGGAGGGAGGCGGGCCGGTGAGCGATACCTCACTCGTGTTCAACCTGGTCGCGCGCGAGGAAGTCTCCGAGACCCTCGGCAAAGTCAAGGAGAAGTTCAGCGAGGTCGCCACGGGCATCTCGGCCGGTGTGGCCGGCGCCCTCGGCGTCGGTGTGGCGGCCTCCATGGACATGTCGGCAGCCAACGCGAAGCTGGCCGCTCAGCTCGGCCTCGGCCCGGCCGAGGCAGCGAAGGTGTCCAAGGTCTCCGCTGACGTCTACGCCCAGAACTGGGGCGAGTCCACCGAGCAGGTCGACGAGGCCATCAAGGGCGTCTACAACAACATCGGGGACGTCTCCAAGGTCAAGGGCGGTCTGGAGGGCGTCACGTCCAAGGCCCTGGCCCTGGCCTCCACCTTCGACCAAGAGGTCGGGCCGACCACGGCCGCGGTCGGGCAGATGCTCAAGACCGGCCTGGCGAAGAACGCCGACGAGGCGTTCGACATCCTGACCCGGGGCTTTCAGACGGGCGCGAACAAGGCCGACGACCTGCTGGACACGGTGAACGAGTACGGCGTGCAGTGGAAGAAGTTCGGGCTGGACGGCCAGACCGCCATGGGCCTGCTCTCGCAGGGCCTCAAGGGCGGCGCCCGGGATGCCGACCTCGTCGCCGACGCCATCAAGGAGTTCAGCATCCGGGCCGTGGATGGCTCCACGACCACTGCCCAGGGCTTCAAGTCCCTTGGCCTGAACGCCAAGACCATGTCCGAGACGATCGGCAAGGGCGGCAAGGGCGCGACCCAGGCTCTCGACGAGACCCTCGACCGGCTGCGCGGCATCAAGGACCCGGTCAAGCAGGCCCAGGTCGCCACCCAGCTGTTCGGTACCCAGGCCGAGGACTTGGGGCAGGCGCTCTACAAGCTGGACCCGTCCACCGCCGTGCAGGCGCTCGGCAAGGTCGGCGGCGCCGCGGACAAGATGTCCAAGACCGTCAGCGACAGCCCGGCCGCCGCCCTGGAGACCTTCAAGCGGCAGGCCACCGTCAAGCTCGCCGAGGTCGGCGGCGTATTCGTCTCGTTCGCCATGGACAACAAGGGCGCGTTCGAACCTCTCATCGGGATCCTGGGCGGGATCGCGGCCGCCGTCCTCGCCGTCTCGGTCGCCCAAAAGATCTACGCCACGTACACGGCCATCGCCTCGGCCGCACAGACCATCTGGAACGCGGAAATCTGGGCATCCACAGCGGCGCTGCTCGCCAACCCGATGACATGGATCGTCCTCGCCATCATCGCCCTGATCGCCGTCATCGTGATCATCGCGACCAAGACCACCTGGTTCCAGACCATCTGGTCCACCGTGTGGGGCGCCATCAAGATCGCGTTCTCCGCCACCGTGTCGTGGCTGAGTGACGCCTTCTCCTGGTTCGGCACGCTCCCCGGGAAGTTCGCGCACTGGTTCGGCGTGGCGAAGGACTGGGCCATCCAGAAGCTGACGGAGCTGGTCACCTGGCAGATCATGCTGCCGGTGAAGATCTGGAACGCGCTGTCCGGGCTGGGCAGCATGCTGTGGAATCTGACCACCAGCGCCTTCCAGTCCATGAAGAACGCTGCCGTCAACAAGGCCACATCCCTGATCAACTGGGTGATAGGCCTACCCGGCCGCATCGCGGGCGCCCTCGGCAACCTCAACAATCTGCTCTACAACCAGGGCCTGGACGTCGTCCGTGGCCTGTGGAACGGCATCAAGGCCATGGGGAGCTGGCTGAAGAGCACCCTGCTCGGCTGGGCCAGGGACGTCATCCCGGGCCCGATCATGGATGCACTCGACATCGGATCGCCGTCCAAGCTCATGGCCGATTCGGTGGGCCATTGGATCCCGCCGGGCATCGCGATGGGCGCCGAGAACAACCGTGGCGTCCTCGACAAGACCATGTCCACGCTCATCAACCCGGCCGCCTACCGCCCCGCTGCGCAGTCAGGCGGCGTGGCTCCGTTCACGGGGGCCGCGTCCGCCATGGGCCGCCAGGCCGCCGAGGTGCGCCTGGTCATGGAGTTCCGTGGGCCGCGGGCCTTCCGTGAGTTCTTCCAGGAGTCCGTCCGCACCATGGCGGGCGGCGACGTCGTCAAGTTCGCCGGGGGGTGAGTCGTGCCGAACCTGCCCCCGCCCGTGTGGGCCGAGCTGTTCTACAGCGGCGCCTGGAGCACCATCACGGACGACGTCCGCGTCACGACGTCCGCCGTGACGATCACCCGGGGGCTGTCGTCAGAGTCGTCGTCCAGCGCCGAACCCACGACCTGCTCGTGCGACCTGGACAGCCGCGACAACCGGTACGGACCGCGTAACCCCACCTCGCCGCTGTACGGGCTGATCGGGCGGAACACCCCCATGCGGCTCGGGTACACGGTCGGCTCACCGTTGGCCGCGCTGCCCGGGGCCGCGGGCGCCAAGCTGACCACGCCCGACAGCGCCGCCCTGACCATCGCCGGGGACCTGGATCTGCGCGTCGAGGTCGCGCTGGAGGACTGGACGCTCCACCAGCACGTGGCCGCCCGGTACAGCACCTCCGGGGAGAACCGCAGCTGGGCCCTGCTCATGGGCTCCAGCGGACAGCCGAGTTTCTACTGGTCCCCGGACGGCACACTCGCATCCCGGATCGTCCAGTTCTCCACCGAGGGCCTCAAGGCCTACAACGGGCAGCGTCTCGCCCTGCGCGTCACCCTCGACGTCAACAACGGGGCCGGCGGATACGAACTGCGCTTCTACACCGGCCGCACCGTCAACGACACCGAATGGCACCTGCTCGGCGCCCCGATCATCGGCGCCGCGACCACCTCAGTGTTCGACGGCACCGCCGGCATCGAGGTCGGGGACTGCGCGAACCTCACCGACAACCCCCTGAACGGCAAGGTGTTCGCCCTCCAGCTCCGCAACGGCATCGCCGGGACCACGGTGGTGAACATGGCCACCGCCGCCGGAACGTCCGGCGGCACCTCGTTCACCGGCGCCACCGGCGAGACGTGGACCGTTGCGGGCACCGCGGCCCTCACCAACAAGCTCATCCGCATGTCCGGTGAGGTGCCCGCCTGGCCGCCCACCAGGGACCTGTCGGGCAACGACAACTACGTCAGCATCACCCCGGCCGGCGTCACCCGGCGCATGGATGCGGGCAACAAGCCCACCGATTCCGCGCTGCTGCGCTACATCAAGGCCCACGACCCGATCGAATGCTGGCCGTTGACCGACGGCAAGCAGACAAACGCCCAGGGCGGCGCCAGCCTGCTCGGTGGAGCCGACATGGTGTACCAGCTCACCCAGGGCACCGCCGTCCCGGAGTGGCAGGCGGGCAGGCTCGCCGACTGGGTCGAACAGGTCGTCAACTTCAAGGCGGAGACCAGCGGCATCATCAAGGGCAAGGTGCCGGTGAGTACCTCGGCGGCCTCGGCCTGGTCGGTGGACTTCTTCATGTCCGGCGGCGGGCAGGTCTCCGCGCCCCTTTTCGAGATCAACGACCTGGGCGCGTACACGGACGCCGACAAGCGCGTTCGGTTCCAGATGCTGGTGGACCAGAACGCCAACTCCATCAGCGTCTACCGGGGCCTGCTCGGCGAGACGACGTCCGGCTCCATCCTGCTCACCTCCATCTCCTCAGCTGGCATCCTCGACGACGGCCACCCCCACCACCTACGCCTCACCGTGGACCCGGGGGCGACCGACACCACCTGGGCCGTCTACGTCGATGGCGTCTCACGCGGATCAGGCACTCTGTCGGGCCTGGTCGTCAAAGCGGTACGCGACATCTCGGCGTCCTGGTCCCTGGTCTCCGGCGGCGGCGTCAACGGGGCAGACCAGCAGATGGGGTTCATCACCTACTGGGACGGCACCGGACCCTCGGCCGCGAACATGTACGCCGCCCTCACCGGCTTCCAGAGCGAGAAGGCCGGCGACCGCATCGTGCGCCTGGCCGCAGAATCCGGCTACACGGCCACCGTGGCAGGAGAGTCGACCTTTCAGCGGCCCATGGGCATCCAGGGGTCGAAGAAGCTGCTGGAGCTCATGAACGAGGCCTCCGACACCAACTTCGGCTACCTGCTCGACGCCCGGGACCGGGCCGAGGTCATCCACCGCGGACAGTCCACGCTGTGGAACCAGCCCCCAGGGCTCACCCTCGACTACTCCGCCGGGCTGCTCGCACCGCCGTTCAAGCCGGTCGACGACGACAAGCTCACCGAGAACGACGTCACGGTGCAGCGCGAGTTCGGCTCCGTGCCCGCCCGAGTGGTGCAGGAGACCGGCGACCTGAACGTCCAGGACCCGGAGAACGGCGGCGTGGGCCGCTACGACCGGTCGTACACGTACAGCCTGTACACGGACGCCCAGGCCTGGCAGGTCGCCGGGATGCGCGTGCACCTCGGCACCTACGCCGGAGTGCGCTACACCCGCATCACCCTCAACCTGGCCAACACCCGCGTGTTCGCCCTCATCGACGACATCCTGCGCCTCGACGTCGGCGACAAGATCCGGCTCACGAACCTGCCCGCCGACCACGGCCCGGACGCCGTCGACGTCCTGGTGGCTGGCTACACCGAGACCGCCGGACCGGACGCCTGGACCATCACGTTCAACTGCGTGCCCGGCCAGCCGTGGGACGCGGGCATCGTCGGCTCCGCCACCTACGGACGCGCCGACACAGGCGGATGCCAGCTCGCCGAGGCACTCGACTCGACCGAGACCGGGGTGGACGTCTTCACCACCGGCCTGGCCCGCTGGATCGACTCGGGCACATACCCCACCGAGTTCCCCTTCGACGTACGCACCGGCGGGGAGGTGATGCGGGTGACCGCGTGCACCAGCGCGGTCCAGGACACATTCACCCGCACCGTCTCCAACGGGTGGGGTACGGCGACCGTGGGCGGCTCCTGGACGAACTCGGGCGGCGCGGCTTCGGAGTACGCAGTGAACGGCAGCGTGGGCACGCACAGCCTCACCTCGGTCAACGTGAGCCGGTACACCGTGATCGCGGCCCCGTCGGCGGACGTGGACGTCGTGGTGAGCGTGGCCACGTCCGCCCTGGCGACCGGCGGCCCGCACTACGTGGGACCCATGGCCCGGTACACAGACGGCAACAACCTCTACTACGGGCGTCTGGCCTTCAACACCGACCAGACGCTCACCCTGGTCATCCAGAAGCGGGTGGCCGGCGCGCAGACGGACCTGACGACAGTGACCGTGCCGGGAACGCACGCCGCGGGCACCTTCTTCAAGATCCGTCTTCAGGTGATCGGGACGACGCTGCGCGCCAAGGCGTGGCCGGTGTCCGGGACCGAGCCGGTGGCCTGGCAGGCCACCGTCACGGACAGCAGCCTCGCGGCCGCCGGATCGGTGGGGGTGCGCTCCATCCTGTCCAGCGCGAACACGAACACGCTGCCGGTGACGGCGTCCTACGACGACTTCAACGTCATCAACCCGCAGACGTTCACCGTCACGCGCAGCATCAACGGCGTGGTCAAGTCCCACGCCGTCGGCCAGGCCATCAGCCTCGCCAACCCCGTCTACGTGGCGATGTAGGAGGCCGACGATGACCGCATGGCTTGCCGGGATGCAGATCACCGCCGACCGGCTCAACAACGACTCGCCCACCACGACCACGGCCGGCCTGACGGCCGCGACCGGGTTCGCCGTGAACTCGTTCTCTGGCTACCGCGTCGGCAACATGGTCGTGCTGGACCTGTACATGAACCGCTCGGGTGCCGCCATCACCGCCACCACCGGCAATATCACCGACACCCAGATCGCCACCGTCCCGGCAGGGTGGCGCCCTACCGCCGGAACGATCAACGGCACGTGGGACAACGGCGCCGCAGAGGGCGGCTGGGTCATCGGCACCGATGGCATCTGCACGCTGCGCACTGCCAGCGACACCATCGCCTCCGGCAGCAACCTGCGCCTGCACATTGGGTTCATCATCGACGGATAGGGAGCTGACCTGCCATGCCTCTGGGCATCCCCGAAGGACCGACCGCAAGCCAGTGGAAGGTCATCGTCAACAGCGTGGACACCGCCGGGGACTACCCGGTCACCTTCACCGTGGAGGCGACCACCGACAACCCGGACGCCCCCGAAGTCCCGGCCATCGTGCAGAAGTTCGTCGACACGGTCACCGCATCGGGGGCCTTCCGGCTGGTGTCGGCGACGCGCTCGTACTCCTACTCGGAGCAGATGACGCCCACCGCGTAACCCCCGCCCCACTCAACGCCCCGAGCCGTCAGGCCGGGGCTTTCTTCATATCTGGAGCACCATGCCTGACCTCTGGATGCCGGGCGCCGCCCGGCTGGACGTCGGGGACCACGCCCCGACGGACGGCGGCCCCGCCAAGGCCATTGCTCACATCACGTGGGACAAGAACGCGACCGCGGCCAAGCCGGTCGACCTGGTCTCCTACACCGCGCTCCGCTCGTACTTCGCGGGCGGCGGCTCGGGGGTCGCCCCGCATGTCCTTTGGGACCCGTTCGAGGGCCACTTCACGCAGTTCGTGCCCGCCAACTCGCGCTCAAAGTCGCTGGTCGACAAGGCCGGAGGGACGCGCACCAACCGCGCGGGCTCCGTGGTCATCCAGGTGGAAGCGCTCTTCTTCCCGTACTGCCGTGTCGGCGACCGCGTGTACGCCAAGCTCACGGACACTCCGTGCAAGGGGTGGGCGGACTTGCAGGCCTGGGTGCACTCCTGGGGAGTCGCCAACGCGTGGCCCATGGGGCGCCCTGTCGACTTCACCCCGCACCGCAGCGAGACCGTGTGGGAGTCAAAAGGCGGCTGGTACGGGCACTCCCAGGTCCCGGAGAACGACCACCAGGACCCCGGTAGCTGGCCGGAGTTCGTCGGCACCACCGCCACGTCGGCCAAGCCATCCTACGAGCCGTTCCCTGGCGCCTCTTTCTTCAAGGCTGGCCGCAGGTCGCCGATCATCGCGGCGATGCACAAGCGGCTCGTCGCCGTGGGCTGCGGCCGCTACCAGTCCGACGCCAACGCCGACGTATGGGGCTCGGGCGACGAGCGCTCCTACGCGGCCTGGCAGCGCCACCTCGGCTACGCGGGCAGCGATGCCGACGGCATCCCCGGCAAGTCCAGCTGGGACAAGCTCCACGTCCCCAACGTCTGACCCCTTCACTGAACGGAGAACCCCCATGGCCAGTGCGCCCGTCGAGGCGAAGGTGAAGGCGGCCACGTCGGCAACCTTCGTCGTCTCCCTCGTCATCGCCGTCCTCAACGGCGTCGTTGCTGACGACAGCCTGCTGAAGCCGCTCCCCTCCTGGCTGCAGCCGATCGTCATTGCGATCGTCCCGGCCGCCATCACGTTCCTGTCTGGCTGGAACGCCAACCACACGCCGCGCACCCCGTCGGGGTCCTGACCCTGCCCTATGAGCGCGGCCTGGAGGTGACATGGACGGCGCCCTCGTCACGGCCCTTGGCGTGATCGGCAGCGCCGTCGTGGCGGGGGCGGCAGCCATGTACGGCTCCAAGGTCGCAGGGCGCGCCCAGCAGGAGGGCACGGCATTGACCGGCTACGACAACCTCACCCAGCGCCTCGTCGCCGAACGCGACAAGGCCGAGGCGGACCAGGCGAAGGCCGAGCAGCGCGTCGAGGTTCTTGAACTGGAAGTCGCGCGGCTGCGGCTGCTCGTCACCCAGCTTGGGGGGACACCATGACGCGCACCCAGAGTGTGCTCGCCCGGCGGTGGAAGCCCCTCGCCCTCCTGGCCTTCCTGCTGGCCCTCACGGGCGCCGTGCTCCTCGTGTACGTCCGAGTCCAGGCCGAAGCGTCGCGCGCCGACCAGCTCGCCGCCGAGGCCGACTTGCGCGGCGAGGCCGTGTCCACGCTCGCCGGGGACGTGCGCGTACTGCGCGCTCAGATCACGGCCAAGGGCGGCACTCCTGCCGCTCCGGATCCGACCAAGGCGGTCAAGAACTTGCCGGACCGCGCGGAAGTGCCGGTGCCCATCCCCGGACCGCCGGGGCCCAAGGGCGACAAGGGCGATCCAGGCAAGGCTGCGCCGACGATCACGCCGTCGCCTGGCGCCTCGGGGGCGGTCGGTGCCACCGGCGCGCAGGGGCCGCAGGGCGAACCGGGGGAGTCTATTACGGGACCGCCCGGGCCCCAGGGCGAGCGCGGCGAGCAGGGGCCGGCCGGACCCAACTGCCCTGACGGCTACAGCCTGCAGGCCCCGTCCTACGACCCGGACGCCCTTGTCTGCCGCCGCGACGGCGCGGGCGACCCGAGCCCCACCCCGGACCCGCAGAGCGGACTGCTCGGCGTTGCCACGCTCACCATGACCGCCTCGTACCGGCGGCTGTAGACCCACGACGACGCCCCCTGCATGGTCACCACGACCATGCAGGGGGCGTTTCATCATGCCCTGGATCAGTCGTCGAGCTCGACGCGGAAGTCGACGATAGTGGTGTCGCCGCGGCGCACGATCGGGTGGGCGACCTCCACGATCCGGCCCGTGTCCGCGATGTGCTTGCGCGTATACCGCAGCACGGGCACGCCAGCGCCGATGCGGAGCGTCGCCGCCTCAAGCTCCGTGGGCATCGCCGCGGTGAACGACTCCGTGATGGCGGTGACGCGGATGCCGAGCGTCGCCAGCTGGGCCTTGGTGCCGCCCGGCCACGGCTCGTTGATCGGGTCGGCGACCGGGGTGCCCTGCACGTCCGACCAGCGCACGTAGGACGTGGACATCTGGGTGGGCTGGTCGTTGTCGTAGAACACGAAGTGCCGGGCAAGGAGGCGTTCGCCGATCTCGCACTCGAACAGGGCGGCAAGTTCGGGGTCGGCCTGTACCCGCTCGAACCGCTTGTCGAGCCGGTACTCGGACCAGCCGATGCCCTGATCCCTGGTGTACGGCGTCGACTTCGCCCCGGGCGTCGTCCGGTAGCGGTCGGCTGCAAGCCGGTGGATGGCGGGCCGCGGGCGGACACGGGTGCCGGCGCGGGCGCGGCTCTCGATGAGGCCCTCGTTGCGGAGCAGGGCGAGGGCGTTGCGGATCGTCGTCTCGGAGACGCCGCCGTACTCGCGGCACAGCTCGGGGAGTGTCGGGATCTGGTCGCCGGGCCCGTACTCGCCGGAGGAGATGCGGCGTCGCAGGTCGGCGGCGATCCGAAGGTATTCCGGCTGTGCCACCACGGCACCCCCAATCGGAGCGATCACGTCAATCTGAGTACACATACTCTCCCCTGCCCCTTGACCAGCGCCAATCCCGGCTACATTGTGAGTACAGATAAGCAGTACCTGTACTCAGATAACCACTGTCTCCGGGGGACAGCTATGCCCGAGTCGGGTCATACCTGGCGGAAGCCATTCAAGGGCGAGCCCATCGAGGCCGCCCACGTCCGCCTGTGGACTGCCGGCCGCGTCAAGCACCCCGACGCCCCGCTCATCGCACATGAGCTGTACGTCGCCGTCCTCAAGGCCGGCGCCCCCGTCATCGAAATGACCCTCTCGACCGCGGGCAACCGCATCCGCATCACAGCCGAGGGCGCCGACCCGCTCCCCGTCACTTACAGCCACGGGCCCGGCTGGACGCTCATCAACGGCCTCGCCCACCTCACCGGGATCACCACCGACGAGTGCGGACTGTGGGCGCAGCTGGGGATACAGCGGTGAAGCCCGAGCCGCCGCCCGTCAGCCAGCTGAGCAAGGCTCAGTACGACGGCTGGGCGTGCTGCTGGTGCGGCAAGGACATCTGGAGCGGCGCCGTCAGCGCGGGCATCGCGCGCGGCCGACAGGGCGCCGTCGTCCTCGACGTCGAGGTCTATGCGTGCGCGAGCTGCGCCGTCGCCCCGGAGACTTCCCGGAAGGAGTCGTGATGTACGAGGGCACCAAGATCTGCTGCCGCTGCCAACTGGGCATCCTGCCCGGCGACCCCTACGACGAGATCGTGCACGACCGCCCCACCGGGGCGCACCTCGTCCAGTTCGCCCACAGGGGCGGCACCTGCAAGCAACAGCCCCGCCAAGAGACTCCCGTCCGCTCCAACCCCGTGAGCTCTTAGGGGCGGACGGGCCCAACGCGGCCCCGGTCGGCTGACACTCCCCCTCGCCGGCCGGGGCCGCTCCATGTCTTGACCTGCGGTGACGTAACGGTCTGTAGCCGTTAGCTAGTGGTGTGATCACAACATATTGGGGTTGCCGAAACTGAGACAGGGACACCACTAGGGGTGCAAACTCGGGAGCATGAGCCCAACTCTTCGCTCCGCCGTTGACGTTGCCGCAGGCGGGAAGACCCGCGCCGTCATCTACTGCCGCATCAGCCAGGACCGCACCGGCGCGGGCCTCGGCGTCGACCGGCAGCGCGAGGACTGCGAAGCCCTCGCGGAACGTAACGGCTGGCAGGTCGTCGAGGTATACACCGACAACGACGTGAGCGCCTTCTCAGGGAAGCTGCGCAAGGACTACCGGCGCATGCTCGCCGACCTCGACGAGGGCAAGGCCACCGTCGTCATCGTCTGGCACACCGACCGGCTCACCCGCTCCATCGTCGAACTGGAGGAGTACATCGACCTGTCCGACCGGCGCGGTATCTCCACGCACACCGTGCAGGCCGGAACCATCGACCTCGCCACACCGTCCGGGCGGATGACCGCGCGCATCCTCGGCGCCGTCGCCCGCCAGGAGTCCGAGCACAAAGGGCACAGGGTGGCCCGCGCCCGGCAGCAGAAGGCCATGGCCGGCGAGTGGGCAGGCGGAGTCCGCCCGTTCGGCTGGGGCGTGCCTACCGGCGAGGTGCGCAAGAAGGTCGACCGGAAGACCGGCGACGAAGTCGAGGCGCCCGAACTCGACATGCTGAAGGCTGTCCCCGAAGAGGCTGAAGCGCTCCGCTTGTGGACGGACGAGATCCTGTCCGGCGGATCGATCCGGTCGCTGGTGAAGTGGTGCCGCGACAAGGGGATCACCACGACCCGCGGGAACGCGGTCACTCACCAGGACATGCGGGACATGCTGATGCGCCCCAGGAATGCCGGGATCGCGGTCTATCGCGGCGAGGAGGTCGGCCGCGGCAAGTGGGAGCCGATCGTCGACGAGGCGAAGTACCGGGCGGTCGTGGCGATCCTGAAGGACCCCGGGCGCGTACTGAACCGCGGTGCTCAGCCGAAATGGGTCGGCTCGATGATCTACCTGTGCGGGCGCGACAACTGCGGCACCGGCATGACCGTTACGCAATCCGGCGGCCGCCAGTATCCGAGCTACCGCTGCCCGACCGGGCATGGCGGCGGTCGACGCGCCGAGATCGTCGACCAGTACGTCGAGGACGTCATCGTCGAGCGGCTGTCACGCGACGACGCGCACGACCTTCTCCTGCCCGGCCCGGACGACGTGGACGTGGCCGGCCTCCAGGCGGAGGCGGAAAAGGCCCGGCAGCGCATGAAGGACTTGGGCGGCATGTTCGGCGCGGGGCAGATCGAACTGACCGCCTTCACCGAGGGCACCGACGCGGCCCGCGGCCAGCTGGAGGGCATCACGCAGCAGCTGGCCCGCGCCGCGACACGGGACCCGCTCGTCGACCTGGTGGGAGCGCCGGACGTCCGGAAGGCGTGGAAGGCGCTGGAACTCGACCGGAAACGCTCGGTGCTGCGGGCGCTCGTCACAGTAACGCTGCTGACGCCGCGACAAGGGCGCATGCCCGACGGGGGGTATTTCGACTACGACGCGGTCGTGTTCGCGTGGAAACGGTAGGCGTTTCTCAAAATGGGGGTTCCTCGTCCCATCCTTGAGCTCCGGGGCGCTTCTCTCCCCATCCAGGGGCATCATCGTTTTGATCCTCGCCCGACTCTCCCAGGTGCTCAATCAGGGCTTGCGTTGTGCTTTCGACAGTGAGGCGGACGATCGCCCGCAGCTGATCAGGGGTCAGCTGGGCGGCAGCTTCTTTCGCCCTCTTTTCGCTGTCTTCCTTCTGCATCGCTTCGACTGCCTCGTCGTCTGGTTCGTCGAGCGGATCGCCGAAGCGGTAGTTGGGCGGGAAGATCGTGCCCGGGGGGAGCATGTCGGGTTCCAGGAACAGCGGGGCATGCCAGTCCACCTTCAGATACTTCAAGGCCGCCGCGTGCGCCCGCACGAAGAACTCGGATCCGCCCTCCGTCGCCATCCGGTCCATGAGGATGCGCTTCAGCAGTAGCGGTACGCCCGCAATATATGCGCCGCCATGGCCCCGATCTTCAGGCTGCGCCATGGCGATTGCTGTATTTCCTTCCTCCATAGGGAGAAGGAAGTAGGCGATTGGCGTGTCGAAGATGACGGACAACGCCAAGAGCTCGTCGGCGTCGAACTTCCGAGGGCGACCGCCCTGCCAAGAACGCTCAGCCGCACTGATCGATGCTTTCGACCAAGACCGGCCCGTGTAATTCACCAGCCGGTCAGCGACCTGCTGCTGAGTCCAGCCCCTGGCACGGCGTGCCCTGGTCATGTTGTAGGCGACCAACTGGTTAACGGTTGGCGCCTCCTGCGACGAGAGTTTGCGCAGGTCAATCGGCTCGCTGGGGGTCGAGTCGTCGTTGTCCATGGGCCAACTGTAGACCGGGAGTCAACGGCAAGCAACATCTTGTCTGCATCGCGTTGACTCTGTTACCGCAGTGACCTACAGTCAACGACATGCAGACGGATCAACCGCCTCAGTTGACTCCCTCGCTGCGCGTTGCACGTGAAGCCAAGGGGTTGTCGCTGCGGGCCGCAGCGCAGATGTCCGGGATCGATCCGGGCCACCTGTCCAAGGTGGAGCGCGGCGAAAAGCAGCTCTCCATCGAAGCTCTCTACCGGCTGGCTCTAGTCGTCGACCTCGACGAACTCGCCAGCCACCTCAAGCCGCTCCTACCGAAGGCTGTCGCATGACCGCCAAGGCCAGCGCCGCTCCGACGTACCAGGTCGGAGCGTCCGCCGGAAACGACGAAGCGGCCGGGTACCAGCCGGCCGCCTCTGTCGAGCAATCCGCACCTACCGCGAAGTAAGAGAACGGAACCTACTCATGAGCAACAGTGCCATGACGGCAACGGCGCCGTCGACTCCCATCGAACAGCGCGACCCCCACCGCGCTGACACCCCGCGCACGTGGACCTTCACCGACAAGGAGACCGGCCAGCCCCGCAACGTCGTGTGCCTGCCCGGCTGCACGATCAGCCACGTCGCCGACATAGAGACCCCGTCGTACCCGGTGGACGTCTTCTGCTGGAACCAGAGCGACAGGGCCGCGGTCACGCTGCCGATCGACACCTCCGGCGAGCCCGAGGAGTACCGCGTCCTCAACGCGTTCATCGAGGCCAACCCCTTCTCGGCCGAGATCTCCCGTCGGCTCCCCTTCGCCGTCATCGAGGTCATCGACGAGCACTGGATCACACCCCTCGACCCGGACGGCCTGCAGACCGTCATCAACCTCCTGGCCGGACAGGTCGAGCAGCTGAGGCGAGTACACACCGAGCTCGTCCGCCTCCGTAGAGAGCACATGGCCCGGGAAGCCCGCATCGACGGATGGGTGGACCAGGCCCTGGGCGCCCTCCGCCAGGAGAAGCCGGAGGCGACGGCATGACGACCTACGACCTGGCCGTGTGCGTGTACGAGGGCGGCCCCGCCGTCGCCGTACAGACCGGCGAGACCGGCGTCCAGTACGGAGTCTGCGCCGACTGCAAGGCATGGCACGACAAGCAGTTGGTAGCCGCGCCCCACATCGCCACGATGGAGGGCTTCCGCGCCCAGATGCGGGCCATCGGCCAGGCATCGCCCCGGGTGGAGAAGTTCGTCGACGACATGGTTCTCCTGCTCTCGGTCTCCTACGACCCGGAGCGCTGCATGAACATCATCCTCGCCGCCCTCGCCGGGGCCACCGAGGAGCAGCTGCGCGCGCTGCCCGCTGGAGCAACGACGTGACGACGCGCGCCGCAGCCGAGACGACCGGGGGTGTGCAGCTCGTGGACACCCCCGGCCGCCCGGCCCGACCCGCCGGCTACTGGGAACGCGTCATCCGCATCGTCGACCAGGCGCCGCCGCTCACCGACGACCAGCGCGCCCGCATCCGCGCCGCGTTCCACCAGCCCGAGTCCCGGAGGGCAGCATCATGACCGAGCGACGCCCCGGCCAGTGGCCGGTGGGTCCCGTCGACCCCGAGAAGGCCGCACGCACCGGGGACGACGCCGAGCAGTACGTGCGGCGCGCCGCTGAGCGGGCCCTGCACGAGATGGTCCTCGACTCCATCCGGCACGACCTGCAGCAGCAGCCCAGCGCGTTCACGGTCCTCACCGCGGCCCGCAACTGGTGCACCCGCATCACCGCGGCCGCCGAGGAGATCGCCCGGTCGAAGCGAAGTACCGCCTGACCCTGGGTGCGCGCCGCCTCCCTCAACGGCGCCCGCCCGCCCCACGAACCACCTGATCCAGCTCGCAGAGAAGAGCACGTTCGTGACCGTCGGCCTCCGTATCCCCGCCAAGCTCCCGGCCGCCGCCGAGGCCTATGCCGAGGCGGGCATCAAGGTCTTCCGCGTCCGGCGGAACAAGACCCCCTACGCCAACTGCCCGCGCTGCGACCGGCAGAGCAGCCTCTACGTCAAGCACCGGCCCGAGAACTGCCAGTGCGGCGTCCCCACCTGTCACGGCTTCTGGGCAGCCACCACCGACCTCGACCTCGTCCGCAAGTGGTGGCGCGAGGAACCCGACGCGAACATCGGCGCCCCGTGCAAGCTGAACGGCTGGGCCGTCGTCGACATCGACCCGCGCAACGGCGGCAACGAGTCGTACCGCGCCCTCGAGGAGCGCGTCGGCGTGCTGCCCGGCACCACCATGCAACTCACCGGCGGCGGCGGGCTGCACCAGCTGTACCGCTCCCCCGACTTCGACCTGCCCGGCCTGGGCGGGCCCGGCATCGACTTCAAGCACAACGGCTACATCCTGCTCGCCCCGTCCGTGCACTCCTCCGGCGGCCGCTACCAGTGGGTAGGCGACGGTTCGTACATCGCGCCGACCGTCGACTGGCCCGAGGCGCTTCTGCCGCGTAAGCGGCGTCGCCAGCTCCCGCCGCCGCGCGCCACACCGCGGCACCGCTTTCCCACCCAGGAGCGGCGCCAGCAGCGGCCCGGCGGCGGCCGTCTGTGGACGGTGGCTGACCTGGTCCAGCACGTGATGGACGCACACGAGGGCCACCGCAACAACGCCTTCTTCTTCGCGGCCTGCCGTGCGCACGAGCTGGCCGAGCAGAACCTCATCGACCTCGCCGAGGCCGAGATGGGTCTGCTGTCCGCAGCGTCCGCCGTAGGCCTCACCGACTCCGAGGCGCGGGCGTCGTTCGACAGTGCCGCCACGCGTCCCAGCGACCGGAGGTGGGTGGCGTGACGACCGACTTCGACCAGGCCATGGACGCCTACTTCGGCCCGGACGGCGAGGAGCCGCCCGTCGACTGGCAAGACGTGGATGGCGCAGCCGCCGAGAAGGAGCCTGCGCCGCGCACGTGGGCGGCCCAAGACCTGCGGTCGGTCCTCGACGGCTCGTACCGGCCGCCGCAGCCCTCGGTGGGGCGCCGGGACGACGGTGTCGGCCTGTTCTATCCGGGCCGGATGAACAGCGTCGCCAGCGAGTCCGAGGCGGGCAAGACGTGGTTCGCGCTCATCGCCTGCCTGCAGGAGATCAACGACGGCAACCACGTCCTGTACCTCGACTTCGAGGACGATGCGGGCGGCGTGGTCGGCCGGCTGCTCTGCCTCGGCGCGCGCCCCGACGACGTGCTGGAGCGCTTCCACTACGTCCGGCCCGAGAACAGCCCCAGCGACATCGACCTCATCGACCTTGCGATGGTGCTGGAGCACAGCCCGACCCTCGCCATCGTCGACGGCGTGACCGAGGGCATGAGCCTCTTCGGACTGGAGCTGAAGGACAACACCGACGTCGCCAAGTTCGGCCGCCGGCTGCTTCGCCCGCTCATGAACTCCGGGGCTGCGGTCGTCACCCTCGACCACGTCGTCAAGTCGGCGGAGAACCGCGGCCGGTACAGCATCGGCGGCGTCCACAAGCTCAACGGCCTCAATGGCGTGATGTACATGCTGGAGAACCGGCGCCCCTTCGGCATCGGTGTCACCGGCAAGTCCACCATCCGCGTCGCCAAGGACCGGCCCGGCCAGATCCGTAAGAACGGACTGTCGCACTCCAGCGGCATGCACTGGTACGCCGACCTCGTCGTCAAGTCCGAGTCCGCCGAGTTCGCCGAGGCTCACCTGTACGCGCCCATCCAGCGCGACGAGGAGGACCGCGAGGCCGACGAGGAGCAGCGGCGCATCAACGCCCTCAAGCGGAAGGTGCTCGATGCCCTGACGGGCGCCCGGGAGCCGCTGACGGGCAAGGGCATCGAGGACCGCGTGAGCGGCCGTGCGGCGGACATCCGGCAGGCCGTTGCCGCCCTCGTTGATGAGGGCCGGATCGGCACCGAGCGAGGCGCGCGCGGCGCCGTCCTCCACAGCATCCCGTCCGCAGGTACAGAAGCGGGCAATCCGGTCGAGGAAGGAGGCCGGTTGACCTCGTCCCGACCCCCGGACGAGGTCGATTGACCCACTCTGTCCGCCTTTGGCTACCGACCATGATCGCTATCCCTCGTAAATGACCTCGTCCCACCTCGTCCCACCTCGTCCCGGACGAGGTCGTGACACCTCGTCCCTCGTCCCACTTCTTTAGGTGGGACGAGGACGAGGTCACAGACAAGGGCCTCGGAAGCGCGAGCCGCCGGGACGAGGTCGCCACAGCCGCCACAGGAGGCGCCCCATGCCCGTCCTTAACACCGTCCGGCCCGCACCGTGAACGTCGACGACGTCGTGGCCGAGAAGATCGCCGCCGCCCGCGCCCGCGCCGAGGCGAACAAGCGGCGGCGTGCAGCCCTCGCCGCCGCCCGCCAACGCGGCCTCGCCATCCGGCACGCGGCCAAACTCCGCCGACAGGCCGACACCCAGTCGGCCAGTGAGCCCGACGACGCCGACGACGTCGTGGTCGAGGTGACCGAGGCCGAGTTCCACGCCGCGGCCCGCCGCTCACTCGACCGGCTCGGCCTCACCTACGCCGAGCTCCAAGACCAGGCCCGCCGCCGCGACTTCACCAGCGCCCAAGCCCACAGCCTGTGGGTGTCCATCGGCGGCGCCGTCAACACCGACCTCCTGGAATCCCAGGAAGAAACCACCAAGGAGAACTCATGAACATCGCCACCGGCAGCATCCTCAACATGGCCCCGGCCGGCAACGACTGGGTCATCGCCTTCGACTACGGACGCGAGGCCGGCGAGGACCTCGTCTGCCCGGTCATCGGCTGGGCCACCGTCGTCGACGCCCGCCTGACTGACGGCACCGCCACGACCAGCATTCAGCCCGCCTTCCTGCACCTCGACATGGTCTGGACGCCGGCCGAACTGCGCGAGCACGACCACGAGGTCGGCGTCTGGAACATCCGCGCCCGCGAGATCACCCGCGCCACCACCAAGGAGAACCAGTGACCACGACCACCGTCGCCCTGGGCGACGACCGCGACACCACGTTCACCGTGCAGACCATCGGCGTCAGCACCGGTACATGCAGCCACGGGCACGACAGCTGCGGGAAGCCCGGCGTCATCGCCGTCCGCAACACCATCGACCAGCAGCGGCCCGCCGAGAACAGCACCCTGCGGATCACCCTGTGCGCCGAACACAAGGACGACGCCACCCACATGCACTCGGCATGGGTGGCCAGCGCCCGCGAGATGCAAGACCCCGTCAAGCGCGCCGAGTTCCTCGCCAGCGCCTGACCCGCACGACACCGGCCGGGCCCGCAGGAATCGGGCCCGGCCACCCACCCAGCACACCACAGAAGGAGTCCGCCATGTCAGGCGAGACCGTGATCACCGTCGTCGGCAACCTGGTCGACGACCCCGAACTCCGCTTCACCCCGGCCGGGGCCGCCGTCGCCAAGTTCCGGATCGCCTCCACTCCGCGCGTCTACGACAAGACCGCCAACGAATGGAAGGACGGCGACTCACTGTTCCTCACCTGCTCGGTGTGGCGGCAGGCCGCCGAGAACGTCGCCGAATCCCTCAGCCGCGGCACGCGCGTCATCGTTCAGGGCCGCCTCAAGCAGCGCAGCTACGAGGACCGTGAGGGCGTCAAGCGGACGGTGTACGAGCTCGACGTCGACGAGGTCGGCCCGAGCCTCGCCCGCGCCACCGCCAAGGTCACGAAGAACCCGGCGGGTGGCGGCCAGACCTCCGTGGGGCCGAGCACCACGCAGGACCCGTGGGCCGGGGCCAAGCCCGCCAACGGCCAGCAGCAGGGCGGCGGCTGGGGAACCGCCCCGCCCGCTCCGGCCCCGGCCGGGCACCCCGAAGAGCCCCCTTTCTGATCGCCGAAAGGACACGACCGTGAACGACCACGACGCCCAGCTGCTCACCCTTGGTGCCGCGTTCGGCATGTACTTCATGCTGCTCCTGCAGATCCTCTACGGGATCCTCGACGGCCGCCGGGACCGCAAGGCCGGGAGCGCCGCCCGGGCCGCTTTCAAGCGGGCCGCTGGCGACCGATACCTGAGCAGCCTCCGCCTGTACCAGCTGCAGCAGCGGAGCCGAGTGTGACCGCCATCTGCGGCCTGTGTGACCGCGACCTCGAGCACGGCTACCTCTGCCCCGGCGACACGCTCGCCCTGGCCGAGCGCCTCGACCGCATGCCGAAGATCTACAGCGCACTCGCCGGGTTCCTCAGCCCGGCGGGCCGCGCCACCACCGAGTTCGTCTCCCGCAGCCACGCGGCCGCCACCCTGCCCGTCGACGAGGCCGTCCTCGACCTCCGGTACGGCGGCATCGCCCTCGTCCTCGAGGGCTGGCGCTCCGACGTACAGCGCGTGCGCGGCTGGGGCGAGCCCGCCATCACCGGCGACGTCGAGGAGCGCGTGCGCCGCGCCGCCCGCTGGCTCGGGATGGAGCTCGCTTGGATCGCCGAGTCCTACCCGGCCGCCGGCGACCTCGCCGCCGAGATCCGCGAGCTGGAGGGCGCCGCCCTGTCCATCGTCGGCGCCTTGCCCGACCGCGGCAAGCGCATCGGCAACTGCGTCGCCGTGGACGCGTCCGGCGTGGTGTGCGGAGCCGTCCTGCGGCACCACCAGGGCGAGACGAGACTCGTCTGCCCCTGGTGTACCTGCACCTACGAGTCCACGGACTTCCTGATGTTGCGGACGCTCCAGCCGGACGCCGACAGCGCCAGCGGGGACGCGATCAACGCGCCCGAGACGCGGGCGAGTTGAACGCGCTGATTCCGTAACAGACCTATACGGACCGCCAGATACTGTGGCAAGCTCTAATCTGTACTCACAAATGAAGACGGGCCCCGCCGGTGCTACCAACACCGAACGAGGCCCTGACCGAACTCCCTGACTCAACCAAGGAGACGGCTATGGCCGATCTTTTCGCGCGCCCCGACGCGCCCGCAAGTTCCAGCATCCGCGAACCCCTCTACGGGAAAGCCGCCGACCGCGTCCGCGACCAGCTGCGCGAGCCCACCGACCTCCAGGTCGCTATCCGCGTCGCCCAGCAGCTGCTCGACAGCGACAGCGTCCTCTCCCTCCGCGAGGCCCTGCGCCTGCTGCTCCGCGCCCTCGACGCCGAGCCCGTCGACGAGAACGAGGCCGTCCGCCGCTCCGTCGACGCCCACTTCCCCGCCATCGCCGCATTCCTCGCCGACGAGCGAGGTGAGCGCCGGTGAGCACCGAGCCCCGCACCGCGACCGTGAACGTCTTCGTCACCAAGCCCCTGGAGATCCCCGAGCCCGACTGGTGCGCTGGCCACCCCGACGAGCGTGCCGGGTACAAGGCCGACATCTCCCACGACGGCCCGGAGCACGTAATCGCCCCCGACGGCCGCGAGATGTTCAAGGCCTTCCTCACCCAGGCCCCGTTCTCAGGCGTCGACCGGACCATCGGCCTGTACATCGAGGTCCAGGACATCACCGGCACGCACACCCCGGACGAGGTCGAGCAGCTCGCCGCCGACCTTGAGGCCGCCGCCGAGCAGTTGCGCGCACTCGGGCGTCAGCTCGCCGAGATCCTCGCCGGGGGCACCGCGTGAGCAACCTCAACCAGGTCGGCACCTGGGTACGCAGAGGCTCACTCGCCGCCGGCATCGCCTTCACCGCGACCGCCGAGTACGAACTCGCCCGCCGCCTCGGCGCCAAGCCGCCCATCGCGGTCATGCTGCCGCTCGCCCTCGACTGCTACGTGATCGCCGCGCTGCGCTGGTTCCGGGCGTTCGACATCGCCCTGTCCCTCGCCCTCATGGGCGCCGCCCAGGTCGCCGCCCACGCGCTGGAGGCAGGCGTCATCAAGGTGAGCCTCGACCTCGTCACCGTCGTCTCACTGCTCGTACCGATCAGCCTGTGGCGGACGCACGCGCTCGCCAGGCAGACGCCACGGGACGCCACCCCGCCCGCCACCGTCCCGCCCGTCCCCGAGCAGACGCCCCGCGTCCCGGAGCCCGTCGAGTACACCCTCGACCGCGACGACGAGGAGGACACCGACGAGACGCGGGAGCTCGAACCCGGGACGGGCCAGGACACCGAGGACGCTCCCCCGCCTCCGCCCGTCCTACTCACGTCCAAGGACGTCGCCGACCGGTACGGCGTCGACCCCTCCACCATCCGCAGCTGGGTCGCCGACGGACGCCTCGAAGTCCACGAGAAGACGCCCCGCGGACACAACCTCTTCCACCCCGACAAGCTCCCCCAGGAGGCCCGGACATGATGCTGCGTCTGATCTTCGGAGCGATCCTCGGTCTCCTCGTCGCCTACCCGGCGCTGCTCGCAGTCGTCCTGGGCGTGGTCGCCGCGGTCATCTCGCAGCCCGCCGTCATCGTGGCCGCCGTCGGCATCTGGGCCTGGCCGCGGATCACCCGCCGCATCCGGGGGTGGGCGGCATGAGTGATGCCCTCGACAAAGCCGAAGCCGCGGTCAGAGACGCCGCCGCGAACACGGACGTCGTCCGGATCGTCGCCGCTGTCCTCGCCACCCAGCAGGCCACCCAGCAGCAGCCCGTCCCGCAGCCGGCCGCCCGGGCACCACGGCGAATCCCCGCCAGCTATGTGGTGCTCGGCATCGTCGGAGCCGGCGCGGTCACCGCACTCGCCATGGCCGCAGCCCTGCTTGCCATCGCCGTCGCCGTCGGAGCGATCGCCGCGACCGCGTGCCTGCTCGTGCTCCGCTCCATGCTCAACGACTTCCGAAAGGGCAACTGACCATGGCCGACGACCTCAGCTTCAGCGACTTCACGCGCGGCGAGCAGCTGCACCTCGTCGCCCTGCACGCCCGGATGGCGAAGCGCGGCCTGGCCGGCCCCGCGGTCGACCTCACCGACCTGCAGAACAAGGTCAGGCGCATCGAGAAACGGGCGGAGCGCCGCAAGAACAAGAAGTAGCTACGCCCCGGGGACGGCGTCCTACCGCCAAGCAGCCGCCGTCCCCGGGCCTCCCGTACCCCAGCAAGAGGCAGGAAGCCCCAGCATGACGAACAACGTCGTCCAGCTCCACAAGGACGCACCCCCGGACGCACCCACGCTCCTCAAGGACGCGCAGGACACCCTGACCGAGACCATCATCGAAGTCGTCGAGAACGCCGAGCCCCGACCCGTCGACCCGCCCAACGAAGCCCCAGCCGCAGGTACATGGATCGCCGAGAAGCAGGCCTACCTCGCCGAAGCCCCGCCCGTCATCCCCACGTTCCTGCGCAACGCCGCCGAGTTCGTGGACGCCGCCCGCTGGACGGCGTCCTACTACGTCCACGTCACCGGCTTCCACGCCGTGCGTGCGCCCGTGTACCTCACCCGCCTGCTGCTCCGGGCACCCCGCGGCGCTGGCCGCCTCCTAGTCCGCTGGGGCAAGTGGGTCGCCGACACCGAGGCCCGGCCCGTTGAGGCCAAGGCCGCCGCGTCCGCGGACATCGAAGCGTGGCTCGCCCTCTCCCGCGAGCACTCCCGCCGCGTCCGGCCACGGCGCATCGCCTCCCTGGCCGTGGCCACCGCCGTCGGCATCACCACGCTGGTCAGCGCGTTCCTCGTGCCCGGCTGGACGCTCACCGCCGCCCTCACGGCCACCGCCCTGGTCGGCGTGGCCGGCAAGAAGGGCGACAAGCCCCTCATCACCCGCTACGTGGCCACCAACGTGCTGCGCCGCCTCGACTCCACCGAGGTGTTCGACGCACTCGCCGCCATCGGCATCGAGGGCAAGAAGGGGCGCCGCGGCGTCGAGTTCGCCTCCGAGGTCATGCGCGACGGCCCCGGATGGCGCGCCGAGGTCGACCTCCCGCCCGGCATCGAAGCCACCGCCGTACTGGAGAAGCGGGCCGCGCTCGCCGCCGCCATGCGCCGCCCCATCAGCACCGTGTGGCCCGAGGGCGACCGCTCCGCCCACCCCGGCCGCCTCGTCCTGTGGGTGGCGCAGCGCGACCCCGCCAAGGCCGGCCGCAAGCTGTGGCCCCTCATGAAAGAGGGCCAGGCCGACGTGTACGAGCCCCTGCCCTACGGCTTCGACCCGCGCGGCAACCTCGTCGAGATCACCCTCATGTACTCAAACCTGCTGGTCGGAGGCATCCCCGGCTCCGGCAAGACGTCCTGCGCGCTCGCCATCGTCCTCGGCGTCGCCCTCGACCCCACCGCCGAACTCTGGATCTACGAGCTCAAGGGATCCGGCGACCTCGACTCCGTCAAGCCGATCTGCCACCGCTACGTGTCCGGCGACGAGGACGAAGACCTTGAGGCCGCCCTGGGCGGCATGCGCTCCGGGATCGCCGAGTACCAGCGCCGCGCCGCGTTCGTGCGCTCCCTGCCCGCCTCCGAGGTGCCCGAGGGCCGCAAGGTCACCCGCGCGCTCGCCGAGAAGTACCCCGAGCAGAACCTCGGCCCGCGCGTCATCGTCATCGACGAGGTGCAGGAGCTGTTCACCCACGCCGAGTACAAGGACGAGGCCGCGGCCCTGGCCACCCGCCTGATCAAGAAGGCCCGCGCCTACGGCATCATCCTCATCCTGCTCACCCAGAACCCCGACGCCCCGTCCCTGCCCACGTCGGTGTCCAGCTCGGTCGGCACACGCCTCTGCCTGGCCGTCATGGACTGGAGGGCGAACAACAACGTGCTCGGCACCAGCGCCTTCGAACGCGGCCTGCGCGCCACCGACATCAGCATCGACGAGCAGGGCACCGGCATCCTTGCCCGCGGTCGCGAAGGCATCACCGTCCGCGCCGCGTTCATCAAGCAGACCGAAGCCGAGGACATCGCCAAGCGCGCCCTGGCGCTGCGCACCGCGGCCGGCACGCTCACCGGGCAGTCCGTCGGCGCACAGGTCGTCGACCTCGATGTGGAGACTGTGGTCGACCACCTGCGGGCCGTATGGCCGGACGGAGTGGAGGCCGTGCACTCGCACCGCCTTGTCGAGGCCCTCGCCCGGCTGCGGCCGGACCTGTACAAGCCGTGGCTGGACATGGACGCCGCAGGGTCGTCCACGGCGCTCAGCGCGGCCCTCAAGCCGTTCAAGGTGTCCACCCGGCAACTCACGATCAGGGAGTGCTGCGGAGGCGCCAAGGGCCTGCGCTACGCCGATCTGCCCACCGTCGAGGACGCCGAGTAGAGGCCGTCGAGCCGGTTTCGGGACGGGGCTGCGGTTTCACCTCACCCCGAAACCGGTTTCGCCCCCGATATCGAGGCTGAGCTGCACAGTTTCGGGTTTCGGGCCTCGCCGCACAGGCCCGGAATCCCGGGGAAACCCGTGCTCCAGACACCCTGTGCAGCCGACATCACTGCCGCATCATGGGGGCATGGAGTCGCAGATGATCCGGCCCGGCCACCTCACCGCACACCAGACCGCGCAGCAGCTCGGCATCACCCTCGGAGGTGTTCGCCTGCTCGTCCATCGCGGCCAGCTGCAGCGCTCGGGTGGCACGCCCCGGCAGGCTTGGTACGCCGTCTCGGACGTCGCCGCACTGCTCGCCAAGCGGCAACAGAGCAAGGCTGCTTGACCGCAGGTCAGACAGCGTGTAACGATCTCGGTGAACAACTGTGCCCTCACCCGGCACCACAGACGCATGACGAAGCCCCGGTCCGGTCCCCCCGGCCGGGGCTTCGTCATGCTCCATCACCACCCTTCACACGGCCTACACATGCCGCATGATGGAAGTTCAGGAACGCACGTCCAGGGGGGACCATGCGCATCCGCGCCACCATCACACTCGCGGCCGCCGCGCTGCTCACGCTCGCAGGCTGCGCCAGCCACACCACACAGAGACCAGCGGCGCACGCAGCCGTTGGCTACACGGCCACGCAGCCGAGCACCGGCAGCAAGGATCTGATCATCCCCGGCGCTACAGCCACCCAGGCACGCAGCGCCATACGCGACTACGCGCGCACCATCCACGGGCCCGCGCTGTACTACATCAAGGTCATGCACAGCGCAGACGCCAAGCGCTACGTGTGCCGCGCCCGTTGGTACGCAGACGCCGACGCCTACCGTGCGTACAGCGGCAGCACTGAGGCCTGGCCCGACGCGTGGCCGCACCTCGCCATCAACTGCCCGTAGCAGGGGGTGAGCGTGGCCACCGACCGCAGCGAACTCACCAGCTACGAGTACCGACAGACACGCGCCCGCATCCTGCGCGAGTCGGACGTGTGCATCGTCTGCGGCCACGGCGCATCCGACGCGGTCGACCACATCCACCCCGCGAGCAAGGGCGGCGCACGCCGCGACCCCGGCAACCTCGCGCCGATCCATGGCGTGGCCGGCTGTCCGGTGTGCCTCCGCAAGTGCAACAGCGAGAAGGGCAACCGCCCGCTCGCCGAGGTGGTGCAGCTGGTCACCAGCGTGGACTGGTTCGCTGGTCCATGACGCCACAAACATGCAGGTCAGAGGATTGAATCCAGATCAAATCGAAATGATCAGATCGATCCGGCCGGGATCTTCCAAGATTTTTTAGAAATCGGACATATCGCAAC